AGCATTTGGTCCTAGATTAAAACTACCATATCCAACTGGACCTTGAATCTCTGGATCTACCCCACCTTCTGTACTGTCAGTGCCTCCTCCCGGACCGCCTCCTCCCGGACCATCTGTAGAAGGTCCACTGTAACTTACGGTATCGTCATCATCATCGTACCGATCATCATCATTATTATTATCAGCCATTAATGAAAATCCCTCCATGCAGTTCCATCGTAACCTTGGAATTTATTAGTGGTTGAATTAAATCTCATATCTCCGGCTTGTGGTGTAACACTACTTGCAACATCTGATATGTTTACGCGACCTGCGACTGTGATACTTCCTGTCTCCTCAATAGCTACCTTTCTAATATTGACAGTAACATCTCTTGATTCTAAGTCTAAGACAATGTTATTACCCCAGTTTCCTAAAATCTCTATGACTTCTTCTATATTATTTTTATTCCGAAGATTGGGAAGATAACTATAAGCCATGACTATCTTTTCCCATCCGCAGCAACATCCATACGAATAGTTCCAAACTTCCATTGTACATTATTAGACGCTCCGGCAATTCTTATAACCGATTGCCTACCACGAGAACGAGTATATACATACTCTGTAGTACTTGTTATATTAAACGGTCCTTTGATTGAAGAAGCATTAAAAGAACCTGATGGATACTCTTTACTTTTTATAGTAAACTCAATAGATCCACTATCTACTACAAAGTCAGGTATTACCCTATCAACAAAAAGTATTTCATCGCCGTCTCCTAAATCAAATTCTCCTGATTCAATAAAAGATTCTATAGCCGTTCCATCACCTGAGTAAACTCCATCAGGCTCATTGTTCCATAGATAAGAAGTTGTACTACTAACCCCCGGCGTAAGCATAGAACTAAACAATCCCTTGTCTTCCCACGCTGTCCATTTAGATTCACCAAAGACCCAGTAATTACTAACAGGATTATAGGTAACATACTTATCACACTCAGTTGCTCCATCAGAACAATAGAGCCATGTAATTTCACTAAACTCTGAGTTTACACCTGCATATACTTTATCTTGCTGGTCTACATTAAAGTTATCAAATACATATCTTAATACTGTACAGTCTAAAACTTTAAGTGCGCCATCAAAGGAGTAGAATTGTCCGTTACCCATCCAATAACTAACGCCATTAAAATCTACAGCTGCATGTCTAGAAATACTTCCACAGTTCTCAGCTATCTGTCTTGTTGTAAAAATGTAAGGTTGACCTACATATTCTAAACCATGTAAAGCTGTATCTGAATGAACAAGAACAAGGTTTCTATATCGTGTAGCACTTTGAATACGGGAACCTCCCGATAGTCTTACGGAACCTGCTGTACTACTTACACTAGGTATCCAATTTTCAATATCTTCTTGATTAGACCAACGGACAAGCATAGGATCAAAATTTCCATCTAGATCATTACATCCAAAACAAAGAGCATGTCTATCAACAGGAGAAACTAAAGCCATATCTGTAACTGTTGGTGATGCGCTTACTTTTATGGCTCTTGCAGAAAGTCCATTATCAGCTACCCAATGATAAAGCTCACCACGAGGAGAGTAATCTATAATAAGATTTTCACCAAAGTTATCTAAAGTATACTGTCGCATATTAATACCAACACCACCTTCTGATGTTGCTAGAGCAGAGTTCCATGTCCCTCGTCCATATGTTCCTGCACCATAACCATAACCAAAAGAAGTAGATGATGTACCTGTCTGTAAAAGAAAGTCTATACCAAAAGCTCCTGCACTAGCTGCGTTAGCATCGGCAGTAGAAACATATTCAAATGTAAATGAGTTTGCATCAATAACACTTACAAAATAAGAGTTATTACTTAATGATACGTTTGTACCTATTTTACCTGTTTGACTTGTAAATGCTACCCATGTCTTACGCCCTACAATTAATTCATGCGTAGTAGCTGTAACAACAATACGAGTAGATCCAGATGTTGTATTTCCTTTAGCATTTGTAGCAGAAGCTTGGATAGGAGTTACATCGTAAAAGGCACCACCATAAAAAATTAATATCTTTTGTTCAGTAGCAATACCGATATAGTTTTTAGAAGATAAATCAGTCCATGTATGGATATCTCGTGCTGTGCCATCAAAAGCTGTACTACTTCGTTTAATCCAACCCCCAATATTTTCAGGCTTTTGATCTCTAAACCTTACACGATTAGAATCATACCAACCATTCTCAGCAGCGTATTGAGTTGATTCTCTATTAACACCTTGTTTAAATGTATACTTGATTGTTTTAGTTTCAGTAGACATCTTAACCCATTAGTATTGTTCTTATTGCAAAGACAAAATGACTAAAAATTATTACACCAATTGTCCACAAAATTTTGTTAATTGACGATATAGATTTCTCTATATGTGTTAAATGATTATTCTCTATAACATCTATTCGGTTATGAATTAACTTAACCTCCCCTTTAATTTCTGTAATTGATAATTCATTTGACCGTGCAATATCGTCAGGTGTTCCCATTATGAACCAACTCCGAAGTTAAGAGCCGCTACAAGATAGATTTTACTATCACCTCCTACATAATAAGACCATATATCTATAGCTCCAGCAGCTGATGTAGGAACTACTGTAGTCTCAGCTGGAAAAAAATAAGCATCACTAAAACTACAACTTACAATACTAGATGCTGGTTGTATTACTCTTATAAGCCCAGCTTGTCCTGCAACTAAAGCATCTGGTGTTCCAAAAATTGTTTTACCATTAGCTCCGCTAACTAAAGTAATTTCAAAAAAGTTACCAGTAGAAAAATTTAAACTGACTGTACCTGATGCTGCAACCGCTAAACTAGTTATTGCGCCTACAGCCCTTTGATTAAAAGTAGAGGAAGCACTTACATATAAAGATGTAGCATTTATTGTTGAACTTGTTATTGATCCAGCTTTAAATGTTGATCCTGATATACTTGTAGCAGTAATAATTCCCGCATTAAAAACAGAATCACTAACACTTGCTTCTACAAAAGTAGAATCGTTTATTGTTTTTCCTGCAATAATAGTAGGTAGTTCTGAATTAGCAATTGTTCCTGCAGATACAACTCCCGGTGTTGCTTTAAAAACTGTAGAGCCATTACAGACATAAAGAGAACTACAACTAGAAGGAACAGTAACACCTGCTACATCTTTTGTTTTTAACTCAATAGTAAAAGCAGATGAACTTCTGTTTGTATTGTCTTTAATAACATATCCTTTAGAAACAGAAGGTATTACTACACTTACATTCGCACTTAGTGTTCCATTTAATTGTATAAAAGCATTTCTCGCTGAAGCAGATACACCGTTACCTGCTGTTACTGTTACAGCCCCACTTGCAACAGTTATATTTCCATACCCTGCTATTGCTTGGTCTGTGAGAGAAATCATTTGCTCATTTAAAACAGTTCCCCAAGTATTATCGTTTTCTCCAGAACCTTGCTTAGTAAGTCCTAAACTTTTTGAATAAGAAACCATTATCTACTTCCCTCTATTAAATTATCTTCCCCTCCACCGGGGTTAGCTGCAATTTGTACATCATCTCTCCGCTGTCTACGAGCTTCATTAATAAGATCTTCCCGTTCCCTATTATATAAACCTGCCCAATAAGAAGCAGCATTAGGATTTTTCATAAAGTAACAAGCTTCTTCCATTGCAGCATAGAATAAAGCATTAGAACATCTTTCGGTATAATAGTTAGTTGTATTAGGTGTACTAGCTCCTGCAGATGTAAGAGCATCAGGATTACCAACGTAAGATAGTTCTACAGGAAAAGCGGATACAGGTGCTGGAGCTATCATTACAGTTGTTCTACCATAATTAGAGTAATAACGTGGGATACCTACAGATGTACGTACAGGCCAATAGTCATTAAGATATTCATTAGTTTGTTGAATAAGATTAATTCGAGTACCGTTACTGGTAAATGACATAGATTTTATTACTTGAGCATCAGGCGGTTTAGCTAAAAAAGCATCTCCTACTGCTAAATTAGAAGTAGCATACTTAGTTAACCCAATAGTATCTATCTCGCGTGTAAGCCTACGTTCAGCACGATCAATAAAGTATTTAATATTATTAGCAAACTCATCGCTTCTATTTTCAGAAGTTTCTATAATCTGAGTCTCTAGTGTAGCGTATGTCATTTCAGTCATAATTTATATTACCATATAGAGTTACTAACAAAAAGTAGCTAAGAACATGTGGTAGGAACAGGCGAAGGCTTGTAACTTAAGGTTACCCATACATCTGTATCACTACCAACTGTTGTCCATGTATTAGATGGAGGTGATACTCCTGCCCATGTTTTAGTACCAGTTTCTTCTAAGCACCAAATATTATAAGGAAATGGAAAATCAATATCCCCTGTATGGGCTGTAAATTTTTGTCCTTCTATACTAATACTAGTATTACCTACTACCGTAAAAGTACCTGTTAAGTATTTAGCACTATCACTTGGAAGTGCTACACTTGAATCCCCTCTTATTGTTAATGATCCTGCATGATATACAGCATCTACTCCACTTAACCCAACACTAGAATGACCTACTATTTCAAGAGTACCTGTATTGAATAGAGCTTCTTGACCAGTTAACCCAATACTAGAGTGGCCTGTTATTGTAAAAGTACCTGTTACATACTTAGCACTATTACCTGATAATGCGGCACTAGAGTTAGCAGCTACTGTAAAAGCACCTGTATTGAATACAGCATCTTGCCCCTCTAGGTTTGTAATATTTTGACCGACTACATTCAGACTGCCAGTTACATATTTCGCAGCTACTCCTGTAAAAGATACACTTGAATGGCCTCCAAGTATTAAAGTTCCTGTAACAAAACGAGCCGATTGACCATCAAGAGTAAGAGTCTCACTTTCAGTAAACTGAGTTGCAAAAGGAACTTCTGCAAAAGAGCCAGCCCCGAAAGTCATGTTAACCTACCGTTCCTACAACCGTACCTGAAGTATATACTGTAACTGTATTTCCATCTTTTTTTATTGCAGACCCTGCTGTGCCACCGCTTCCTACTGCACATCCACTTTGATAACCAGCTGATCCACTTTGTCCATTTGATCCAAAAACACCACCATTGCCTCCTGCTCCTCCTATAGAATTTTCATCTCCGAATAGTTGTGAACCACCTGTTTCTGCACCGCTTATTGTTGTAGCACCTTGTCCTCTTCCTCCATAGTTACCATCTTGACAATAATTTCCCATCTCATCTGTAGACACATAACCTGTTCCTCCTTTTCCTCCTCCTCCACCACCGCTTTTAATAACGCCTGTAGGAAGTACATTAACAATTCCATTACGAGTAAAAGAAAGAGCATCGCCCCCATTTCCTCCATTTACAGCAGGAGGACAACTACTATCAGGATCACATACATTTCCAGCAGGAGCACCAACACCGCCCATCCCATACACTACACCCCCAATGTTTACTGTTAGGGTATGAATACTAGATATAGTGCCTGTCTGCCATGCAGGGGTCGTAGCAGTGGTATTTGATCCTACTGTTACTCCTGCATCAAGATTATAAATGATAGTAGATTCTACATCATTATTAAAATTAGCAGCATCAAGTTTAGTGCGTAAGTTAATGTTGTTTTCTGCAGAAGTAGTGTTGATAACAAAAAGCCCACCTCCTGCAGTACCCATCATAAAGGCAGACGTAAACATTACCATAAGAGTTAACCTGCTATATAAGCTAATCCAGCAGTGATAGCATCAGTATATGAAGACTTATCACGACTATCTTCTGTTGCCCAATCTTTATCTAGTTGAATTTCAAGATGGTCAGTGTTACGTTTTATCATTAACTTTACTTCTTCTGCACTGCCGTACATTTCTAATGCGTCAGTGTCATCGGCAATCGTGTCATTAATTAAATTAACACTGTCATCCATTGCGGAGAAGTGTGCATTAATTTCTTCTACAGTTAGTTGTTCACCCATTTAATTTTTCCTTTTTAGGTTGTTCAGTAACGCTTTCAATAAGATTATTAGTAAATGACTCTAAAGCAACATTTACTTGATCCATATCAAATTGTAATTTATTACGCTTAAATTGCAAATCATTAATTTGCGATATAAAGTAATGCTGCTGTAAGTTTAAATCAGCAGGGTTGTATTCATTACCATCAATTGTAATTACATTATTTTCTTCAGTCATTTAATTTTTCCTCTAATTCTTCAACTTTTGCTGACAATTGTTGTACAGCATTAACAAGATACCAAGTCATATTATCAGGGTCTACAGTTAAACATCCTGTTGTTTCTTGTCTTACAACATCAGGTAATACCGTTTGTATTTCTTGTGCTATAACTCCAAGTTGAGTGCCTTCTTTGTCGATTGCAGATTCTTTTGGTAATTCGTCAATCTCATTAGGAGTACGATACTCAAAGTTACGAACACGAATCTGATTGATTGCATCAAGACCAGTATTATTATCTGCAATATTCTTTTTAATCCTTCTATCAGAAGTTGTTGAAAAGTTTGCGCTATTGTTCCCTGCATAAACGGCTCCAGTTCCCGGTGCAATAAACGCTGTTGAATTACCTTTACCCGTAGCGTTGTTTGCACCGATAATTATTTCATGGGTACAACCTGTAGCTGAATGGTCATTATTATTTCCAACTGAAATATTGTAATCACCTGTTGTTCTTGTAGAGCCTTCATCGTTGCCCAGACAAACATTGTAAGACCCTGTTGTAATTGCCTGACCAGCATAGTTACCAAAACAAGTATTATTAGCTCCTGTTGTAATTGATAATCCTGCAGCAAGACCAGTGGCTACGTTTTGACCTCCAGTTGTAACAGCACTTAAAGCAGCATGACCAACCGCAACTGTGTTTCCAGCGGTAGTTAAACCATCTGCCGCTGCATTACCGACTATTGTATTGTTAGAAGCTGTAGTTAAGGAGTAGCCAGCATTTATACCAACAAAAACATTTCCAGCACCTGTGGTCGTATTGTAACCAGCAGAATGTCCTATACTGACATTTGAGTTACCAGTTGTTGTTTCATGTCCAGAAGCTGCACCTATATTTGTATTATTTGCGCCAGACGTTAAGTCATAAGTAGAGTTATCTCCTACGATAGTATTACCATTGCCAGTAACAGCAGCACCAGCAGCAGCGTTATCGCCTATGATTATATTTTGTCCACCTGTTGTAAGAAGTGCCGCAACATTATTGCCGATCAACACGTTTTCAGAAGCAGTGGTCATAGATGTGCCAGCAGACTGACCGATAATAACTGATGTATGACCAGTTGTTACGGCATCACCTGCTATATGACCTATGATTACATTATTAGCTCCTGTAGTACAGTAAGCTCCAGCAGCATTTCCTACGTATACATTATTAGCCCCTGTTGTTACTGTCATACCAGCTTGATGTCCTAGAGCAGTATTGTAAGAAGCCGTTGTATTTGATTTTAATGAATCATCTCCAACTGCTGTGTTATATGATGCAGTTGTCATTGCTCCAAGAGCATCACCACCCACCGCTACGTTATAGCTGCCTGTCGTACAAGCTCCTAAAGCCTCAGCACCAAAGGCATTATTGTGTTGACCTGTTGTAGCAACATCTAAGGCTCTATGACCAAAAGCATTTGATGCTGCTTGAGTTGTAGCTGCTTCTAAAGCGTGTGTACCAAAAGCATTATTATAACTCCCTGTAGTCAATGTGGTTAACGCACTTTGACCCAAGGCATTGTTATTTCCTCCTGTAGTGCAAGCATCCAGAGCATTGGCACCCACAGCAGTATTTGGCGTACCAGTTGTATTTGCAGTTAATGCCAAATTACCTATAGCAGTATTATTACTTGCTGTCGTATTTGCCTGACCTGATGATGTTCCTACAAAAGTATTGTTATCACCAGAAGAAACAACATTACCAGCAGCATATCCTATAGCAATATTACCCCCACCAGCGACTACACTATAAAGAGCATTATCACCCACAGCAACATTTCGTATACCTGTAACAGCACCACCAGCACCAGCATTATCTCCTATAAGAATATTCTGTCCACCTGTAGTAAGTGCGGCTCCTGCGTTATTTCCTATTATGACGTTTTCAGAAGCAGTTGTCATTGATCCACCAGCACCAACTCCTACAAGAACTGATGTAGAACCAGTAGTGATAGCATCACCAGCATGACTACCTATAATAGTATTATTATCACCTGTAGTTACTGCGCTACCTGCTCCATAACCAACAAAGGTGCTATGATCAGCTTCGGTTGCTGCATCACCTGCTGAATGACCTATGATTACATTATAAAGTCCTGTTGTTAAAGATTTACCAGCATGATAACCAATTCCTACCATACCAGTTGTGGTGGTCATTGCTGCAAGAGCATCTCGCCCTATTCCTACATTTTGTGTACCAGTTGTAAGCGCACCTAAAGCACTATTTCCAAATGCTTGATTGTCTGTACCTGTAGTAAGTGCATCGGCAGACCCCCATCCAAAAGCATTATTACTACCGCCTGTAGTTTGACTTAGAAGAGCATTAGTACCAAGTGCTGATGAATAACCAGCCGTTGTGATTGCCTTTCCAGCACCATATCCAACAATAGTATTCTGAGTACCTGTAGTAAGAGCTTCTAAAGCAACTGAGCCTATGGCTGTATTCTTATCTGCTGTAGTAGAAGTACGTAAAGCACCTCTACCCACCGCCGTATTGTCATCGCCAGTTGTTATGGCATATCCGCAAATAGTTCCTATAAGAGTATTGTAATTTGCATCACCAGCTATTGAAGCACCAGCCTGAGAACCAACAGCCGTATTATAAATTCCTGTCGTATTTGCGCCCAAAGCATTAAAGCCGACCGCAGTATTGTTATCTGCCGTTGTATTTGCACTTAAAGCAGCACTACCTAAAGCCGTGTTTTGTGAAGCAGTTGTAGTTGCATCGCCAGAAGTAGCTCCAAAAAAAGTATTGTTGGAACCTGTAGTTACAGAATAACCAGAATTTATTCCTACAGCAGTATTTGTTCCACCTGTCGTATTTGCATTAAGTGCGTTAGTTCCTAGTGCAGTGTTATTAGATGCAGTTGTATTTGCCCCTAAAGCATTACGTCCTACTGCAACATTATCAGCACCTGTAGTATTTGCATCAAGTGCAATTCTTCCTACTGCTGTATTATAACTTGCCGTTGTATTTGAAGAACCAGCGTTTTCTCCTATAAATGTATTTTCTGTGCCAGTTGTCGTTGCATATCCTGCACGATACCCTACGGCGACGTTATTCATATCCACATTGCCAGAAGGATTCTGGGCGTTAAGTGCTTCATGTCCAACAGCAGTTGACTGATCACCAGCTACGTTTGCTGTAAGAGCATTTATGCCTAAAGCTGTGTTTGATGTACCTGTGGTGTTAGCATCAAGTGCATAAATACCCATTGCAACATTGATACCTGTGGTATTTGCTGTCATTGCATTACGACCAACAGCCGTTGAATCACTGCCTGTTGTTGCAGCACCAGCATTAGTACCTATAAATGTATTATAAGAACCAGTTTGATTGGCACCACCAGCATGACTACCTATAAAAGTATTTTGATCACCTGTAGTAGTTGCATCACCAGATTCATAACCTACAAAAGTATTTAGGGTAGACCCAGCCGTTAAATTTGCACCAGAACGATAACCAATAGCAACTATACCATCGCCTGTGTCATTAGCTAGTGCAGCATTATAA